TGAGCTGAATGTAAAGACAACAGGATTTCCAGCCGTTGTGTATAAGCTCGGAGTTTGATGAATAGTTACTGCCATTGTTTAGTATTTTTTTCAAATGTTAATGTAAAATTTATGCCTGTGACCTCAGCCAAGTCCTTGCTTATTTTATCAAGTACGTCATCAGTCAAAACATTGTCTGTGATTCTTTTGCCCTTGATACCTTTCTTTTTATTATTCATTGCGACAGCATAAGCATTGTTTAATGATAAACCTTTCCACTCTTGGATTGCTCTTGCGTGCTTAGATGTTACAAATGGGAGTTTAAATGAATATTGACTCCCCATGTTAGCGTTCAATCCATTGACTCCCTCATCTACAAATTTATAATAAAAATCAGCCTTAACCTCAAAGCTTAATTTTCCATTTGGCAAATAGACAACACTCGAGGCAAGTCCTCCAGTATTGGATGCATTTTGCTCAATGTATTCTCTTAAATCTTTTGTGACTTTCTCCCCAACTTCTTTGACAAACTCCTCATATACATTCTCAGGAGATTCACCTTGTTTGATTCCAAAGTCATCAAGAAAATCAAAATTATTACTTGCCATTTAATAATATGTTTTTTTGTTCGTCTGATATCCTGAAATAATTCATCCAGAATAAAGATTTAATATATGGCTGTGTTGTGACTTCATCAACTGTGATTCCTAATTCTTGTGATAATCTGTGGATGATGCTTGTCCAGATGTACCATTCAGAGTTTCTAATTCTCCCATCATCTGCCTCCTCATCTCCATCATCCTCAGAATCTTTATGCTGGACATAGCCAGACTCCGTCTCTTTGATTCGTGCAAAAAAAAATTAAAGAAATTTAGAAACTCATCTGCTGGAAAATGCTCCTTAAATATAGCCTCCCTTTTTGAGTTTGGATTCTTAACTTTGCCTCTGTCATCCTCCTCACAATAATACATCCCTTTTTCAACATACATAATGCTCAAAGCCTTGCATGGCTCAAGAGTGATGTCCTCAATTAGTTTCATATCTACAATCTGCCCTGTTGTCCATGAGCCAACATCCTTGTCAAACTCATAAATAATCCCACAGATATTCAACTCCTCTGATGGCTCTTGATATTCATAATTGGACAACATCTGAAATAAATATGTTGCCACTTTTGTCAGGTCATCAACATTGCAATTCTTTGCCTGATTAAATGTGATGTCACAGAATATGGAAACAACTTGAGCCTGAAACTCCAGCATCTTAATCAGATTGTCTGTGTTCTCTTTGATGTGCTCTGATATGATAAGCCATTTTATCATTTGCTCTGGAGAGCATTCCTTTAAACTCTTGGGAGCTTTTAATGTGATTTGTTTTCTCATACTCTTAAAACGTGATATTTTCCTTTCTGTTTATAATTCTTTAATGAATCAACAGAGAGAGCAAGACTCATCACTCCATCATCATGCATCCCTGTTGGTGCACTATATTGCACTGCTCTCCTGTTTGGATTGTAAATATAAGTAAATGAATCCAATTCATCAAGCAACCAATCTTTATTTAAGAGAGTGATTGACCTCTCCTCTATTGCCACAGATAACTGTTCAATGATGATAGGCTTGGTCTTTGTAGTTGTGACAAATGGATTGATTAAATTTCTGCATTTCTTTTGTAGCATCTCATAAAATACATCTCCCTGATTGTTGACCTCAATCAATGTGACAGCATTGTATTTTTTAATCTCAACAGCAACCTTGTCAATGATAGAGCTCCAATCATCATGTCTCCATCTCTCAATGAATATCATCTCCCCTCTGGAGTTTAATATTGTGAGACAAGTGTAATCATCAGCTCTCCCTATGTCCAGCCCTCCATAATTTGTTGATGTCCTGTCAGAATGATTGACAATGCAGTCTCTGAGATTCCTGAATAATCCTGATGTATTATCTATAAACTCAGCAAGATACTCTTGTTTAAATATGTGGTCAGGTAATAATCTCCTCCTCTCATCCAACTCTCTGGAGTCAATCAGAGGATTGTCATAAGATGTGTATTTAAAATATTTATATCTGTCATCATAATGGTACTGCATACACAATGTGTGAAAATGATTTTTTCCTTTGGGAGTTGATATGAATAATACCTTTTTTCCTTTGACCATCATGCAAGCTGAGAGCACTTCATCCCATAGCTCAGGTCTTGTGAATGCCATCTCATCAACAACCATATAATCAAAAGTATTTCCTCTAATGTTGTCAGGTCTCTCTCCAGAATAAAAGGAAATAGTTGAGCCCATCCCTGTGATAATTAAATCAGATTTATTGTATTGAAACAAGCCACTCTTTGCTGTGGCTTTCTCCATCTCATTAAATACTTTCTTGCCTTGTCTATATACAGGAGTAATCCATGCAATGTGACATCCCTTATCATTGATTGACCAATATAAAAGTTGATTGATTCCAAGCAAAGTCTTTCCAAACTGTCTCCCTATATTCAGAGCATAGTATTTGTAATTCTCTTTATTTATAGAGTCATGTATCTTGAGCTGATTTGAGTGAGGCTTGTATCCCTTAATCATTTATCAAAATCAAAGGAGTCAACTTCTCTGGTTTCAATCTGCTGTCTGTCATGCATCCCCAGACAGTTCTTGGCGTAGAAAATACCCTTGCCCTCATTGGCAACAATATCCCTTGAAAGTGAGTGGAATAAGTCCTCTATCTTTTTTATAGTGTTCTGTTTGATTTTATCCTCAGATTTTAGCCACTCATAATAAGTTGTCCTCCCAATTGTTTTATCCTTTTTAATTAAAGGAATCCAGATGTTTAAAAAATATTGTATTGTGGGGAGATGTCTGTCTTGAATTTGAATGACCTCTCCTTTGTTAGTGACATAATCTTTTGTATTAGATAAACATTCATTGACATACTCCTCAGCTAAGTTGAGAAGATTTAAAATAAATTTATCAGAATACTTGTTCATTATAATACTATGTTTTCTTGTTTCACTTATTTAGCATATTTAGAATAGAACGTATAAGGAACAACTTTGAGCTTATATAATAACCAGATAAAAACTTTATATCTTTTAAAATTATACTTATCAAAATCATCTCTTGTGAAATCATGTCTTTGTTTAATGAATTTATCATAAACATTAAAGTTTCTCATTTTACTTTTATCAAACTTAGCTTTCTTTTTAAGTATTGCCTTTGCTTGTTTTTTAGTAATCTGTTTGCTCCTGACTTGAGCTGAAAGATAGACAATTGATTTATCTATATTGAAATACTTTGGCAATACATAAGAGCCTATAAATTCAGTATATACATTTTCACAATGTTTCCCTCCATAATCTTGCCATCCTATAAACTCTTTCATTTCATCCTCCAGCTTTCTCCTCTCATCAATTGTCATGTAATGGAAAGGTCTCAGATTTTTGATTCCTTTTATTGCATAGAATATCTGGTCAAAGAATGTAAATAATGGATAGTTAATTAAAAGTTTATTAGTAAATCTTTTGTAAACTGATTTGATGTATTTAGCATCCATATAAGTCCATCCTTTTGGAGTGCTCCCCTCAGTTCTGAAACAGTGTCCATTCAGGATGTATTTAATTTTATATTTGTGAGCTGTATCATACATAAGTTTAGTCATTGCAATATCATTAGGGATATCACAGTCTGGAGTCCCTGATAATAAAAATGACAGATTGAGGGTATCATATTCCTCAGCATTTACTTTGTAAATAATAGCATCAACATTGAGACACTCAATAAGATTCTTCATGTTGCTCTCAGCTTGTTCATTATTCCATCCATTATCAAAGTGAATCACTAATGGTCTGAGCCTCCAATGTTTGACGGCTGTATATAATAAAGTTGAGGAGTCCAAGCCTCCAGATATTCCCATGATACAATTGTATTTCCTGAATCCTCTTTGATTGGATATTTTATCAATCATCTTTTTTAGATTCTCAGGATTTGCCTGTGCCTCAAGTTTGTCATGGAGGTCACAATACTCACATTGATGCTCTCCTATTTCGGCAAAGTCATCTGTAAAAAGGCATCGTTTACATTCGCTCATAAGTTTATTTTTTTAAGTTTATTAAAATGAGGATTAAACTCCTCCAGCCACTTGTCCATTGATTGTCCAATTATTTTATCAGATGGCAGAATCCCTGTCCAATGTTCATCAAATCTGTGTTTATTTTGCCAGAGTGATGTTGACAAAGATAAGAGTTTTAAATTATAATCTGTAAGGATTCCGATTTCTCCCTGTAATACATTAACCTTTGTCCACATATTCCAGTCAAGTCCTGAGTGAGCATTATTGTTGAAAGGCATCCATCCCATCTTTTTCATCATCTTTCCTGAGATGACTCTGCCTATTCCGATAGGCTCATTTTTTCTCTCATAAGATGTGTATCCTTTCCAATCAACAAGTCTGACAATTGATTTATCATTCATATATCTGACATCACAGAAATGACATCCAAGTTTGCCAATCATATCAAAATCTGACAGATGATGAATAGCCTCCTCAAGATATGCCTTTCCAATCCAGTCAGATGTCCCACAAAATAAAACAGCATCAGGATTGTATTTCTCACAATGCAGAAATCCTATGTTCCACTTTCTACCAAGCAAATCATTTTCATGATATATAAATTCACAATCATAATCCTCAGCAATCTTTTTGACTTCTGGCTCATGACCTATGAGGATGACCTTATCAACATTATTAACATTCAACAATCTATCCACTGTTAATCTAACAAGAGGATATCTACCATAAGCTGGAACAGGACAAACAATCATATTTTATTTATTTTTAAAGTGACAAAAAGATAAGAGTCCCACTTGTGAACAATTGAGACAGAGCCAAACTCAGAGAACAACTTTCTCACATCATCTGGATGATGATTATAAGTCCCTCCCAGATACTTCCTGAAATACGCTGATTTTGAGCTCATAATAAATATCAGACATTCATTGGTTATGCTAACAAGATGAGTGAGATATTTTTTTGCATTGTTTGAATAATGGAGATACTTATCAACAGCATCCTGTTGACCTCTTGACTGATATCTTTTAATCATCTCATTTGCTGATTGTTCATCAGCTGTCTCTCTCCAATATTCAAAGAGCTTTTTATATTCAACATCTTTCATTTTTTTATTGAATTTTTTTGTCATTGGATAATTGAAAAACTGTGGAGCTCTGCAAAATAAAACATCATATTTTTTATCATGAGTCAAAGCATCTCCAACAATAAACTCAGCATCATTGATAGGAGATTTAAATTCTTTTTTATATTGATTGGATAGATAGACAGCAGATTCAACAGGCTCAATTCCTGTGACTTTATAAAAATATGAAAGCATAAAGCTCCAGAATCCATCCCCACTCCCCACATCTAAGCAAGTTAAATCTTTTGATTTATTCTTATCCCAGAGATAAGGCAAACAAGTAAACTCCTCCAGAGCATTGTCTGAGGTATAATTATAACCTCCTGAATTATACCATTGAGACCAGAAATCATCTATCTCAATAGTTGCCTCTGATAATATTCTTTTATAAATCTTTAACTTATTCTCATTGACCTTATCAAATGAATCAAGAAACTTAATATATTTAAGATTATCCATTTTTCAATTGCTTTAATAAATTGCTTTTTGTTTGATTTGCTTTGATTCCTTTTTTCTTTGCCTCAGCCTGAATCTCCTTATAAGTCATCTCCTCATATTTTTTCTGAGCAACTCCTATAAAGTTAATCTTTGGCTTTGGTGTATCCAGCTCTCTGATGATTTTATTAAATGCATCTCTGAGGCAAACCCCACAGGATAGATTTAAAGTCCCCCATTCGTTTTGTTTATAAAGGTCAGACATTTCTTTTTTTAAAACTTGATTAACAGCAAAAGATTTTGTCTTTCTGTATCTGTCAATCTGTGTCATTAGTTCATTGCTTATGTTCATAAATAATAATTAAGTCAGATAATAAAAAAGTAATAAATGAGAGCCAAATAAACTCCCATTGAAATATTGAAAATGAGACAACTGAAATCCAGAAACTCAAACAGCTTTGACAGTTTAATGGTTTCACATCAGGGAGATTGAATGTCTGCAATGCTCTTGCCATTCCTATGCTCATAAGTATAATTAAATAAATCATGTTTTAATTTTTTCATTGTTCTGTGGATTAAGGACAAACTCAATCCTGTTTTTTCTCTTATTTTTCTGTAAGTCATGCCTTTCAAATACATTTGAGCCACTCCTTTGATAAACATATCCTCTTTTGTTTCTGATATATCTGAGAGATATGCATATAAAATATCTTTATATTGTTCATTTGATGAGATAGTTTCCTCCTCATCATTTGCTTTATTCTTTGCCTCCTCAAATGAGAAACATCTAAAAGTCTTGTTGAATTTTGATTCTGTCCATGTCCATTGATTCCAGCAATATCTTGCAAAAACTTTGGGCAGTTCATCCTCTGGTATTTCTTTTTTATGCAACAGTAAAAAGACATGAGCCACTAAGTCAGTATAAAGCTCATGTCCTCCTGTGACTTTCTTTGCGATTTTATACGCCTCTCTATTCCAAAATTCCACATTTCGAAGATACAAAAAAATCAAACCATTTGTTTATAAATTTCTCATTAACAGGATGACCTCTCATAAATCTGGAGACAAGAGCATCAGATACACCCATATCCTCAGCTAAGTGCGTTTGCTTATATCTGTTTGATAGCATCTTTCTTGTCTCAGCTCTCATCCATGCTGTGAGAGTTTTATGACTCTTTAAATTTATATCCATTAGAACAAATCATTTGAATCAGAATCATTACTCTGAGGAGCTTGAAACTCTGATATTTTTAAACTGATATATTTATTCCCTTTTTGGGATGTGTTTTGCCATCCAGCAACTCTCCATTTTTTTCCATTATTGTCAGTCAAGTTGCCTGTCAAATCTGGATGCTTATCTGATTCTTTTTTATCATTTAGGAATAAAGCTCCTGTGTTGTTTTTTTGTTCCATTTTTATTTATTTATTATTTAACTCATTTACATATTTAGAATAATACTCAGAGCAATAAACAAGAGTCTCTCTCATTTGCTCCTCATATAATGTGTTTTTCTCAAATTTCAGACAAGTGATTCTCTTTGCTGGCTCAATGTGTTTAACCTTATGAATTGATAAATTATCAAAGTCATTAAGTAAATCATCATCTGTGTCTATCATGCAATAAATCAACTCGGATGATGGCTTATTAAACAGATACATATATGCTCTGAGTTGCCACTCATAAAGAGATGACTCTCCCTCTGAGATTGTTGCTGGAAATGTCTCCAGACTCCATGATGTTTTAATATCAATGATTGAGTTGTCTGTGACAATATCAGGCTCTCCTGTTATGTGTTCATTTGACAGCCTTTCAGTGTTTTTTTTATAGTCTGTAAATCTAACAGCATTTAAAAGCTCTATTGATTCAGGCTCATACTCCAATCCCTTTCTTATTTGCCTTGTTGATAGTTGTGTCTCATATCCATAAAAATCTTGTTTAGCAATTTCTCTTATATATGATTGTGCTGTCTTTGACAATGTCTCTGATTTCTTCCTTGCTGGAGTCATCAGTTTTCCAATTTGTGAGGCTCTCCATTTCATATCAAAAGTCTAATTGATTAAGCTGTGCCTTTTGATTGTCTGTGAGCTCATATTGTTTCAATAGCTTGTCTGATGTATACAGATTGTTTTTAATTGATTTAAGAGCATTTGTGAATCTCTCTTGATTAAGAGCTGGCTTGCTTGGGACAGCATCATTTCCATCATCATCCACAGTCTGTAATGATAGCAAATTTTCAAGAGTTGTTCTCCTGTAATAAGTGACTCCAGATTTTATTTTCTGAGGATTATCAGAATCAGGGAGCTTGAGTGATGATTGTTCCACAACTTCTCCAGAATCTACATCAATAATCTTTGAGTATTGATATCCATTTTCTGATGGCTGAATCAATAAAAGACCATGAGAGATAAGAGCTGGCTCAACAGCCTCGAGCATTGAGTTGATTGTTGCGTACTCTGATTTAAAATGAGGATTTTTTCCATCCTTGCTGATTAAAAGAAACTCTTGTTTTGCTTTAAGGAGTTTCTTATATGATTTTTCTTTTGACATATTCTATCTGTTTTTATTTGTTTTTGTTTAATATTATTTCGTCAGGGTTTCCTATAACAGCTGAATATCCGTTTTCGTTCAAATCTTCACATATTTTTAAAATTAAATCATTATCATTAACACCATAAAAATAAATAGATTTACCTGTTGTAGAAGATGAACGTGTATAACCTGATTGATAAACTGTTACAATAGGGTTATAGTAGGAGTTATTTCTGTATACCTTTGCAGGTTTTAATCCATTCTCATTCAAAATCTTCTTAATTGTTTTCATTTTGTTGTTTTTATTTGTTTGTTTTTAAAATGATTGAGAGTATTCTTTTAACTGTTTAAATGTATCAAATGAAATTGCCCAACTGTTTTCATTATGGCACTCCTCTAAGGTTTCGCAATCGTTTGCAACCCATTTGCCATTGTCAGTTCCATCAAATCCTCCTCTTGCAATCCAAGTACCTTGCGAATCAACTATTTTATAAACTCCTTTTTGTAATTTTGTAACTTTCATTTTCTCTATTTTTTAAATTTGTTAAAACAAATATAATACTTTTTTTAATACGAATTACAAAAAGTTAAAAAAAAATTAAATATTTTTTATAAAGTCATCATACCACTCGACAAAATCAGTCATATTTTTTGCAATAATATAGACTCCTCCAGCTTTCTCAATTGTCCTCTGATATGCTTTTTGATATTCTGATTGTCTATCCTTTCCAAATTTAACCTCAATTTTAACAGACCTCCCTTTGATTGTTGCTGAGATATCTGATGAGCCTCTTGTCCCTGTGCCTTTTGTCCATGTTCCATTTCCTAATGTCCTTGACCTACCCACAACATCAGTGACATTCTTTGGAGCTCTATAAACTCCCATAGTATTAATCCTTTCAGCTTGATATCCATTATATTTAATAAATTTAATGATTGACTTTGTCAATGCATTTGTGTTGCTGTCACTCCATTTAGTTCTTGCCAGAGCATACTCAGGGACAAATAAATATTTTTCTTTTAAATATTCAAGCTCTAATTTATCAAGCCTTTCTTTTAGTTCTTTGTTCATATTATTACAGTTTTATAAATTCAATGTAAGGAGTCACATCATTAAGTTTGCCTCTGACAACCTTGTTGATTTTTCCTTTCCTCTCCAGATAGTCTCCATATTTTTTCAACCTCAATGATGTCCATTTTTGAGAGTATTTTCTATAAACAGGATAGTCATCTGTGAATGTATTAAATACCTCAGTCAACATCATTCTTTTATTGTATTTTATGTTCTCAACTATCCAAGCATAAAAGTCATGTCCTATGGATGCCATCAATTTTTTCTCATCTAAATTTACAGATGAATATTTGACAAGACCATTCTTGAGATAGTATTGAATACATCTAATCATAAAATTATCAAATTTTGACCACTCAGATTCATTCCAATCATAAAAAAGATTTTTATCAAAATCATGAAATGGAGTGAAATCCTTATTATAATAATTATGTAATTCAATCTCAAACTTTCTCCTTTCATGAGATGAGCCTGTTCCTTTTATTATGTAATTTGTAGGAATGACAATCTTTGGAGTCTTATCTTTTGGGATAAAAAACTCATCTTTGTTTTTCTTATTTATAGGCATCCCATCTGTAATGATTGAGAATAATTTCTCAAAGTTGAATCCCTCTTGAACATCATCAAAAATCAGGAGCTGTGTATCAAGTGAGACTCTCTGGAATGCAAAATCTTTTGATGGCTCAAATTGTTTACCATTTATGACACAAGTATTTTTGAATTTACTTAAAGCCTCAACAAGCAATCCCTTTCCTGTTCCTCCCTGTGGATTGTCAGAGATATCCTCATCATTTAAAATAATAGCTGGAGAGAAATGAGGCTCTTTATAAGAATGCAACATATATCCAATCACTGACTTGAAAGACTCATATCTGTCCTCAGTTTTTGATATGTTCTTAATGAATGTGCTAAAATCACAATCTGTCTCATCTGGTTTATAATCTCTCTCAATGACTTGTTTCTCCCAAACGTGTTGACCGAAATCATAATATCCCATCTGATTGATTTCATTTGCTGTGATTTCAATCAAAGTATTTTTAAAAAATAGATAAGATTTATCATGTTTATCTCTAATAAATGAGACCTCTTTTGGAGTCATATAATTCAAAAAATCTCTTTTAAAATATTTTGTATTCTGAGCTAAATGGTCAAACACATCTGAGTCATCCATGTTATCCAGAACAAAGTCTTTTATAATATCCTCATTGACCTCCTTGACAAAGTTGTTCTCAATCTTTATGAGTATATATGACAGCTCAGAGTTAAAGTATTTAAAATATCCTTTTTGAGATAGCCATTCCTTATATTTATGAGGAGAGATGATGACTCTGCCTTTGTCATTTTTGCTCCAGAAATTATCAAGCTCTTGCTGTGCTGATTCAATGATGATATCTTGCTCATCTTTTGAATAGTCTTTTAATTTTGTTTTTATTATCTTTGGAGATTGCCCTGATTTTATCTCATTCTTTGCAAACTTTATAATTTCTTTATCCTCAAAGGATGCTGTATTAAAATACTCTCTCTCTCTATATCCAGAGCGAACACATTTCAGGAGTTCATTTCTATCAAGCACATCAGCAAAGTTGTTTAAAATGTATGATTCTGTCTCTGATTGTTGAATCCCATATCTGTTGAAAGCTGAGCACAATTGAAAAATTGAATTATTTCTGTTGCCCTCAACTAACTGATATTTATTGTCCCACCATTTTTGGATATTACTTATGATTTTATTTGATGACTTGACGGCAATCATTGGGATGTTATCATAATCCAGCTCCTCCCTTTCAGCTTTCATCTCTTTGAATGTTTCAGCCTTTGAATTGTGATATATATTTGCATCATAAGAATCAAAGCAAGCTCTGGAGATATTGATTGAGCTATCATCAAAATAATCAGATTTATAATAATCTTTTAAAGCATTAAAATGAGCTCTGTGATTTTCAATTGATGGGGGGATTTTTACAATCACTTTCAATCCATTTCCTGAGGGAGATGTGAAACAGATAAAAGTCTTTTTATCCTTGCATATTTTTGCCCTTTCTTTTTGCATGACCTTGCTGGATTCATACTTGTCAAAGTCCAAGCAAATGAGACCAGAGTGCTCTGTGATTCCCTCATCCTTTCCATATTCAAAAATCCCACTCCATCTGTAAACAGGGAGAGTCATTTTCTCATTGTCATATTCCTTGCCTTTTAATGTTCTTAATCTTTTAATTTTCTCAGCGTATCGGCTGAATTTAATTCTATTTATTGCCATTTCTATGCTGATATAATTTTTATCAAATGGCTGTGTAATTGATTTATAGATACTAATTTTCATGATTTCTCTGTTATTTTTGTTGTTTTGCCAATCTCTGCCAATCTTTTTTTAAGCCTGAATCCCTTGTCTGTGTTGCCTCTGCCAATCTTCCAATCTTTTAAGCTGTTTTTTTTTCAAAATAAAATTTTCTCTGGATGTTTTTTGACAGCGTATAAAATAGAGAGCCCACTGATTGGCAATTGACAGCCAAAAAAAACCCTCCCCAGAGATAAAACGAAATTAAAAAACTGAGGAGGATTAAACAGAGAATAGTTGTACAAATATACATATTTTTAAATAGTAATTTTTACTTAATTTTCTTTTTTTGATTAAGTAAATCCCTTAATGATTTAACTTTTTTACGTTGCTTTGCAATTGATGGAGACAAAATTTCAGATATTGCAGTTGTATTGGCGTTTTTTCTGCGTTCAATTTTATCGTTCCAAGCCAGCCAACATTTTTCATAGGTCTGTTTTATGGAAATGCTTGGCTCTTGAGTTCTTAAAACTTGTATTGATTTAATCAAACTTTTATGTCTGTCAAGTTTCTGGATTGCCTCTTGTTGAGTTTGACCTTTCCTGATGCTGTAAACAATCCTCCATCCTCCAGATGCTGTCCATTCTTTGTGAGTGATTTTGTATGTATTCATAAATCAGTTTTAATGGTTTTAAGCCTCTTAACGGCATCAATGATGATTGAGTGATATGATTGCACCAGAAAACAATTTAAAGCGTGCTTATCAAGTTTATATCCCTCTATTGACTTTTTTGTTTCAATTGCTTTCTCCAGAGATTCAATAATATAATCAAGCTCTGTTTTTGCCATTATTTTGTTGATTCTTTTTTCTGTTTGTTTGTCTTTATATTCTTTGATAATATCATAATCATTATCAAAAAATCCATCCTCTGTGAAATTTTTCATTTTAATCGTGCTTTTAAAAATTTATAATAAAGTTTTTCATTAAAGTTCCCTCTGACTTTGTTCTCTTTTTTTAATTTCCAAAGATATTTATATTCTGGAATTTTTTTCATCTCTTGGCATAAATCTGCCCATGTAATAAATTTAATCATAATTGTTGGTCTAAATAGTTTTGGTCAAAATTGTCGTTTATAAAAGTGTCCATATCATCTGAAATATTTTCCAGAAATATGCAAATCCTTTCCAGATTGTGAGTCTCCTCATTTTCTACAATTTGCAATTTATTCTCAATAGTTTTTTTCAATAAAAAGATTGTCCCTAAGATGTCCCTGATAGATTTAAGCTCATCAGGTAGTTCAATCAATTCAGTGCCATTGCATCTGGGACAGATTTTGATTGAGTCCATGTTTCCATAATGGTCAAGAGTTATCCATTTTCCATCATCGCAATAGCAAGGATATTTGTTGTCTGACATAGTTTCTCTGTTTTGTTAGTTTAAAATAGTTTATACTCAGCTTCTTTTATTCTTTGTTTAGATATATTTATAGCGTTATCGTCTAAATCTATACCTATAAAGTTTCTATTTGTTTCTTTTGAAGCTACTAATGTCGTACCTGTACCACAAAATAAATCAAGAACCAAGTCATTTTCTTTAGTGCATAATAAAATGCAAATTAAAGGTATTTCCAAAGGAAA